CATTTTTTGGTGATAAGAATGCTCCGTGTGTAGATGGATTGGATACAAAATCAAATGCAATAAGTTCAAAATCTGGTTGAACTTCAACCGTATCATCCTCATTCATTTCTTTAACAGAACCTAATCCTCTTGATGATATACCAAGTTTTATACCTGATTTAAATAATTCTTTTAATATGTTTCCTGCTGGTGTTCCAAGAACCTCAACAGTTCCAACCAAATCATCACCTTTCCAATGCATTTCTAATACATTATGAGATACATTGTTTAAATTTACAACAGAAGAATCTGGATGGTCTAATTCACCAAGAGCTCTTCTTTCTTTAATTTGAACCTGTGAATACTTCTCAGCTTCTTTCATTAAAGTTTCTCTTGGATATACTCTACCATTTTGATTTTTAGCATCTGCCCTTTGTAGAACACCTTTTACAACTAATCTACCATTGTTTTCATTGATAGATTCATTAATTTGTTGTGGTGTCACCTCAAATGGTATATAATCTACTAATATTTGTTTTGACATTCTGTTATCTCCTATTATTTGACTTGATATCCATAAAATTTAAGTATTAACTGACCTGCATTATAAACACCAGAAGAAGCTGCAGTATCACCTTCTGTTAAATAAGCATAATGGTCAGCAGTTAATGCAACTGTATTATCTTCTATTACTTTTCCAGCTACCACCCCACCACTATTTATTTCTCTTAAAGCTCCAACTGCCTCATCGTAATCTATTGTAGCAGCAGAGTTCCAAGCCAGATTAATATCAGTTGTAATAGTACCAGACCCTGCAGCAGGTAATTCAGTACAAATCATTTCTTGTTTAAATATAATTCCGTTATCTGCAACAACATTTTTATAAATATATGCAGGTGTTGTTCCTACACCAATAGCATCACCAGCATCACCACCCTTGGCTTTTAAACCAGTAAGGTCAATATGTACTTCTGTAATAATTAAACCATTTATTGCATCTGTTTGTCTATAAGCTCTTGGTGCAACTCCAGTTCCTATTGCTCCAGCACCCCAAGTTTGTCCTATTTCTTCAAATGGAGTTTGAATAATATTTACAGCATTCTTCTGTTTTGTAGTTAAACCCGAACCATAACCCGAATACAATGTTTGACCGTAATTTGGTCCATCTGAACCACTTGTAAAATATTTTCCCACTTATATGTCTCCTATTTGTTCCAAGCTGAGCGTTTTAACCATATATCTCTTATGATATCACCAACAACTAACTTTATTAATTTTTGTATTTGTTTTAAATCTTTTTCATCAAGAGCTTCGTTTACCACTTTATATCCAGTACTATTTGTAGAATATTTTTTCTTTTTCTTTTTATTCTTTTTACTTCCACCTGTAAATGCAAACGGTGTCATATATCCTGGTGCACCAGCAGTGGTAGTTATTTCATCTAAATCATCTTCCTCTAAAATTTTTTCAGTTATTGACTTAACTAAACTATTAAAGGATTTTTTGTTTTTTATTTCCACTTTTCTTTAACTCCTTCAAAAGTTCCATATATCTCATAGTTTGAACAACTACTGAATCTTTTACATTTTTACCTTTATCAACTTTACAAAATTTATCAATTGATTTAATAGCCTCATTCATTTTAATCTTAACAACTTTATCTTTAAGATTTTTTGAGTATTTTTTTAAATCTTTTTTAATAACAGGTCTTACTGTATCAAGAAATTCTTTTAATGAATTTGTACCAGATACATTATTAATAAACGCCCTTAACAAAGATTTTTGTGGAAGATTTAATTTTGTATATTTTTGATTAAATCTTTCCAAAAGTGTTTTATAAGTTAAAATTCTTAAATCCTCATCTTTTGGTAATTTTGTTCCACCAATAGTTTCTGATAAATTAATATTACCATTATTTGTAGTTACATGCTCAACTATATTAAAAAATGATTCTGTTTTTTGGTCTGGAGATATTGTTGAATATTCGAATAATTTGTATGCAGAAGCGTAAACTTTATAATTTTTTACTTTTGATGACATAAATTTTTGTAAATCATAATTTTCTTTTATTTCTTTAATTAAATTATATCGTTCTCTTTTAAGAACAGAATTATTTAATTTATGTCTAGCAGTGATAACTTCGTTTAAAAAGTATTCTGCTTTTTTATCTGATTTAAATTTTTTATGAGTAATAACACTATAAAGTGCTAACTCTTTACCCAATTCAGTATTTTCACTAAATCGTTTTTTAATTATTTGAACCGCATTACTTTCTTTATCACTATTTAACACATCAGCAGTAATTTGCCTAATGAGAAATTCGTATAATAATCCTGTATTACGGATTTTTGCATGTTTAAGCTTTCGCATTCTTTTATCTCCGTTTTTCAAAGACAATCTATGTAATTATTCATATATAAATATAAGTAAATAAAGATTTCCGTGAGAATTATTCACTATCTTCTAAAATATTGTCTTCACTTAATAAGTTTTGTTCTTTTACTTTTTTTCCAAATTTTTTCTTTAACGAATTTAGCAATCCTTCTCGTGCAACAATCGTTCCACCTTTTGATGTAGCCAATGGTGATTTACCTTTAAACTCTCGTTTACCATTTTTACCTTTTTCATATTTTGTGGCATCTTTTAAATCGTCAGCATCGTACTCATTACCATACTCTTTTTCTTCTGTACCACTTCTTCTATCACCACCCCAATCATCTTTTCTAGCCATTGGGAATCCACCACCTCCGGCACCACCACCTGAACCATCATCTGTATGTTGTATATCCATTAAATCAGCAGGAGTACCAACTGATTCACCAGATTCTGCAGGGTCGTTACCTTCAGTTTCAATTTGCTCAAATCTAAATTGTTGTTTTCTATCTTCAATAATTTCATTAAATATTTTTTCTTTTTGTCCATCATTTAAATCAAAAATATTTTCATAAATCCATTCACGAGATAATAATTTATTTTCTAATAATGTGTTTGCTATATCTGTTTGTTGAGTTAATAACTCTAATTTTTCTTGTTCGTGAATCATTGATGGATTAGTTAATTCTAATTCAAAATTAATTAATTCCGCATCTTCAAATCCTTGTGTATATAAATGAACAATAGCAATTTTTTCTAACTCTGATATAATAATTTTTTGTAATCTTTCAATGGTTCTTGAAAACCTAACATCTTCAGCAGCCAAAGTAGCTTTTGAACCAACACCTTCTTCATATCCAAGAAAAGCCTTTGGTATTTTTAATGCTGCCATAAGTTTATTTCTTAAATATTCTATATCATCAATAGCACCCTCGTTAGATAATCCTTCTAATCTTTCAATATTTGTTCCACTATCTGAACCACGAACAGGTAAGTAATAATCCTCTGTAACTGATTCCATATTATATCTTAAATTGTATTCTCCTGTTTTTTGGTCAATAACTGGAACTTTTTTCATCTTATTAATAATTTGTTGCATAAAGTTTTCTACTTCATTAGGTGGTATATTTCCAATATCAACTTTGAATATTCTTTTTTCTGGTGCTCTCATCATTCTATGGATTAACATAGCATCTTCCATAAGAGTTAATTGTTTCCATATCCTTCTAGCACCTTCTAACATTGATTTACCATAAGGTAGATAATTTGTATCTGATAATAATCTAAAGTGAGCCACTTCATAATTTTCCATTAATTGACGAGAATGATTTCTTCCTACAGATTCACCACTATCCCCTTCAATTTCAAATTGAACCAATTTAGGATTACTTGGGTCGTGGTCTTCCATTCTATGAACATCATATGGAGAAAGTGGTTTTACATTTACGATACCATATTTATCTAATATTTCTAAATTTAAATAAAAATCACCATATTTAGTTAGATTTCTAATCCAAGACCAAAGATTAAATTCAACATTTAGAATATCTGAAAATAAATTTTGTAAAATTTCTACAACTTTGTTATCATCTGATTTTACAGTTAATATTTTTTTCTCTACATTATCTACAGTAGATTCATCAGAATATATATCCAATGCAGAAGATATAATTGGGTCAGCATCCATTAATTCATAATCTCTATAAAGTTCTCTTCTAGCAATATCATATGCGTTTCTACTTTCTCTTGCAGCATAAGTACCCAATGTTGAATTTCCCATCAACCTTGTATATCTATCTATAAAATTTGATTTTAAAGCAGTTTGTGTAAAATCAACATCTTTTACTTTTATTTGTCCACTTGGTGTTTTTCTTAATACTATTTGATTTTGTAATAATTTTCCAAGTCTTGTAAATACATTTTCATTCTGTGCCATAATTTCCTCTTATTATTTAATTAGCCAAGTTAAATCTTCTTTTTCACCATTACCTAAATCCACTTCATATGGATTTTTGTTTGGATGATTTGAATTTCCTTTTTGAAAACCAGCAGCTGCTTCAGATTTATTTCCATTGTTTTTTAACATAGAATCCATCATTGCCCACTGTTGATTATTTCTATCTGTTTGTAATCTTAATGCTGTATCTCTAATCCATAAAGCGATTGCGTAAGACATAACCAAATCATCGTTATATCCTTCCATTGCTTCTGTTCTTGAATTTTTATAAATATAAACGAATAATTCATCTAAGAGTCTATTTGAATTAAGTTTTACTAATTTTTCTCTTGTATACTCTTCCATTTTTGCTATAATTAATGGTTTTGTTTTCATTGTTGTTGAAAAACCAGGCACCATACTTCTATCTTGTGCTCTATATTTGTTATTA